CACACGTTTTTGATAATAAAGTTATCCCTGTCTATCGATTCCTTGACTACATCAGAAAAAGGATTATCTACGGATTCAATTACGTATTTCTCTTTATTTTTCATCTATCCAATTTCCTCCACTAATTGCCCTCAATACCAGACTTTCCTTCTTCCTGCAGGCAGGCAAGTCCGGCCAGTGCCTGCAAACACAGCTACGAATGCCTTCCGGCTTGGGCGCGTTGTGTGCGTAGGCCAGCGCGGCTACAGCTCTCGCTCGTGTATTAACAGGATAACTACCAGCAGGAGCGCCACCAGCAGGTCCACAAAAAGACTTGACATTTTTATATTGCCCGACGTTGCTCCCGCCAGGCTTGTCCTGCGGAGCCTCTGTCAGGTATCCTTCCTCTGTCAGTACTAGATTTGCCTCTTTTAATTGTTCCGTCATTTGTTCACCTATAGCAGCGCCTTGTAGGTAGGCTTTCTGCTTTGCCTGCTTTCTGCTTGCCTCATTGCCAGAAGTGAACGTGTAGCATTTGCCTTGAGTTCCCCACCTGTATCCCGGCTTCCCGCCTTCTGTGCAATTTTGTACTGGCATATTATTTAATATAATAACTATTTGTCTATTTACTTTTTTAACTATTCATTAATTGGTCAAGCTTCTCGCCTAGCTGTTCGAGTGTTAGCTCCCTTCCGTCCTTTACCATTGACTCAAACTTTAGTTTGCCTTTACGCCAAAGCTGGTATCTACCAGGCTTATATTTAGGATCAAATAAAATCTTATCAAGCTCTTCTCTTGTTAAAGACTTCTCTCCCATTTTCCATTTTCTATAGACCGTATTCTTTCCTGCATCCCCAACACCTAAAATACTTATTGTTGCTCTCCTATCAGTAGTATCTAGGTCCTTTAGCCAGCTTCCATATGTTTTTATATAATCTTTCTCAGCAGAGCCAGGAAACGCCTGCTTCCACTTGTCGTCGATGTCTTTTGAGTAGCCCATCTCCTGCCAGCTCTTTGTGATAGGTGCGTATACACATCGGCAACGGCAATGAATAGGAACTTGTGGACCTGTATGGTCTCTACCATTTTCGTATGAGTATTCGGTTCCATCCAAAAAGGCACAGTCTTGGCAAGTTCTATTGTCCAAAGTTGCCTGATACCTCACACCACCCAACACGTCTTGATTAGCTGCAAATATCCTTCTATTTACTTCATTATTTACATGCAGTATCTCACTCCTAGCGATCATCTCGCACCTGGTAGCAACAGTGGCCAAAGGCAAGCCAACCTTAAACGGCCTCACGGAAGGTAGTAACTGGTCGGCGGCGGCGCGCATGTCTTCGCCCGCAATGATAGACTGCGTAATGCTCTCACGCATTTTGGTTACTGCCTGCTGATTGCTCCAAAGCAGGCCGTCAGTAGGAGTCATGTTGCGGTATTGGTAAATAAGCGGATTCTGAAGTATCCAGTCTATCTGAGCATAGGGCAGACTTACAATATCAACGCCGATCTGTCTGTAAACAGAAGCTAGTTTCCCTGTAAGTAAATCGTTTTGCTTGCTTGCCAATTCTGCCAGCGTCTGCCCCAACGTACCACCGGCTTCATTGGCTGCAATACTTAGTGTAGCTTCTATCTCAGCCATTTGTGCCTGCATTCTAGCAAGTCTAAACTCCTTAGTCGCACTGGTAGGCATGTTTTGCAGCTGACTAATACGGGCATGCAGTTCTTCCCGAGCGGCAAGGTACGGCTTGACCATCTGCCTGATTGTTCCGTTTTCTACTCGGTAAAGCATGTGGCTGTGAGTAATAAGCCAGTCAGCCAGTTGTCTTTCTACAGTTCTAGCCATCTATAACCTTGAACAGTTTCCTTTCCTTGTACTCAGCCTTCTTGCCTTCGTTCCATTGCTGTACTGGTCGCAGGTAGCCTACTACCCGAGAGTAAACCTCGCACGGCTGGTAGTTTCGCAAGACGGGGTCTTTCTGGTAGCAGCCGCTACACTTGAAAAAGAACTTACTCATGCCTTTCGGCCTCACAACACTGCCGCCTGTAACACTAACGCTGCCATCTCCCGCGCTTACTTCTGCAGTAACTTCAACCGGCTCATTGCAGTCGTGACAGTCGCCAGTCCACACAAGCTTTCGTGCCTGCTTTTCCTCAAACAGATTAAACAGCTCTTCACTAGTCATTAGTAGTAAGTAATTACCACTTGTGCAGAAGCCCCCGAAACGCTGAAGCTGCACGAGCTGAAGTCCAAGAAGGGCAGGAAACGAAGCCCATGAAAGTACTTTATCAGCTGCCCCTGCTTCCACGGACTAGCCGCCACGGCATGGAACATAGTCGCGCCAGAAGCATTAGCATGCTTTACACAAAGAATATCGCTGGTTCCAATGTCACCCGGTACCAGCTCTATCGAGTCAACGTGGACACCGTTTGTCGAGACGTCACTAAATGTATCAGTCCAAGTCCAGTCGCCAGTTACTCCAGAAAGACAAATGACATGCGGACTTTGAGTTTTTGTGAAAGCCATCTATATATCCTCCATAGTTGTTTTATTTTCCTAGCATAGACATAACAAGCATTGCCCCTGCGCAGAGCATCCCAAAGAGCCATGCCTTCCAGTGTCTGACAAATACTACTACATTCCAATAAATAAAAACAGGCAGAGACTGCAAATTCCTCTTAAGTAACTTATTCACCCTATCCACCATTCGACTTCAGGTAAACTACTAATAGGCCAATCCCAACAGGAATACACGCTCCTATCAGCCCCCATATACCGGACTTTATCTGAAGCTTCCCCAGCTCTACTCTTAACTCTATCAACTGCTCGTTCATCCGAGCACAGTGTTTCTTCAGGTCGCACAATTCCTTTAGCACATACTCACTATATCGATCCCAACCGTTGCACTCTCTAGCTGTTCGCTTGATTTGCTCTTCATCAATCGCTGGCACTTTCTTCTATCTCCTCTATTAGCTCCATTGCTCTGGTTAGTTTATTGTTATCCTCTTCCCGCAGTGCCTCAACTAACATTTTCAATGCCTCTCTCAAACTGCCGAACTGATTTGTGGGTGAAAGTGGAAGGTTAAATGGCGACGGCCCACCAGGTTGCCCTGGGGTTGCCGGACCATACAGCTCGTTGCCTTCCTCTCCTTCTATGTTCGCGGATTCTACTTCCGGATCTAGGCCAAACTTCATCTGCATGGTCTTCTTGCTTATTATCTTGTACTTGAAAAGTATCTCGTACGCCTTGACCATCTTTTCAAGCTCAGCCTGCACCATAGGCGGGAATTCTACGCGGCACTCTGTAGACGTGTTGTCAGGCAGCTTGCCTGCTTCTATCTTCGTCTTTATTACTTCCTCGTACAGTTCCTCGTACAGACTAGTAAAGTAATCCTGCCAGTCTTCAATCTCCCGCACAAAAGGATTTTGCGCGATTAAGGTACTGGAATAATTGGCGTTTGAATTCCCAGATACAAGTATTCTACCTTCTCGCCTTGTTACTAATAAACCATTTGGAACAGTGGCACACCATATCTTACCAGAATATCTTAACTCCTTTATATTTTCCCTTAGTACCATACAGTTATGCCCTGAAGAAATGTCAACATACCCACTTTGATTTTCGATACAACGCCTAGAAGTAGTATGATATCCCAACTCAAAAGCTAATCTTTGCACGTCATTTATAAGGTAATTAGAAAAACTGTAAAATCTTTTATAACCAGTCTCTTTTCTACAAATTGTCCCGTCACCTTTTATTAGCGTATCAAGTAGTTTTTGTTTTAATTCAATAGAAAGCCCCCATACAAAATTAGGCAGCCGTTTATTTCTAGCGCCAACACCACAATTTACTCGTAGCCATCCAGCTAATGCTCTATCATCCGTTCTCCAATATCTACATGGTTTATTCCCAAGTCCTAGATTTGAATAGTCTTTAGAATGAAATTCAACTGGCATTCTATTTAACAACGTATCAATTTCTTTTACATATTCTTTCTTATCTAATGTTTGACATACATTCATATACCCTAACTTTTTACCTACACAACCTTCAGTAACCATCCAACCAACAAATTCAACTATATCTTGTAAAGAAATATATCTATCTCTATCTCTAACAGTTCCATCAAACTGTAACTTGTTTCTCGAATTATATTCATATCGTTTTATGAATATTCTATCGTCACCCATAAAAACGTCTGTCGGTTCAATTATATTTCTGACGGTAGCAACCTTTGTTCTCCAACCATTATGAGAAGTATCCCCAAGTGTACATTTCACAAATCCATTAACACTTCTATCTTCTTTATAAATAGGAAGTTTATGAACACTTTCCGAACGTAGCCACATGTGATGATTTTTACTTACACAAAAATTTATTTTCCTACCTTCATGTAAATACATCTTCCCAGAGTAATCTGAAAAAACCCAATCTGTAGGTTTCTGATATTCAAGTTGCCCAGTTTTTTCTCTAACAGTTCCAAGTTTGCATTGTCTATGATATGCCTCAACTGAAGACATAAAACCAAATTCAGTTAATACCTCAGTTTTCATATCTGAGCAATAGTCTGCCGTTAGTACCATCTCAGGAAAGCCAACACTGCTAGCTATCGTATAAAGTATGTTCTTGCCATCGTCTACCGCGTCTTGGGCGTGTATGTTCGGAGAAAGCATCTCATAATCAATTCCCTTGCTGGCAGTCAACACCGTACCGCCTTCTAATGCCTTCTGCTTTCTTCTCGTAGTACTTATCCTATCACTGAGATTCTGGTCCCGAATGGTCTTTATGTGTTGTGCCGAGCTGTCCACTTTCCTAACAAGCGCAATAGCAGTACGCACCTTGTTCAATTTTATTCTGTACTCAAGCCACTCTTCATACTGCTTCAGCCTTTTAGCGCAGACACGGTAGATAGAGATGCCGCGTTTCATGTCACTGTCAGCAAGTATCTTTATGTGGATCACTTCTTCGGCGGGTATTGTCTCCTTATAGTTGCCGTCCTTGTCGCAGCGTATATATGACTTTACTTCCTCGATGTCGTCCTTGTCAGTCACTATACCTTGAGAGGCGTTCGGTATTTCCCTACCACCAACCGGCTCCGCAATATGGAACGGCCTGATAAAACGTATTTTCAGCTTGCCTTCTGTCAGATCCTTGTACTTTCTGAGGAACGTCTCGCCTTCTCGGAATGTGCGCGTAGCGATTTCTTTCTCACGCCTGTTAAACTTGTTATCCTTCTTGAATTCTTTCCATGCTTTTTCGCGTTCTTTGAGTTTTACTTCATCTCCAGTAGGAGTAACAACCGGGCCTTTGCCCAAAGTAAATTTGACAAGGTTGCGGACAATAGCCCTCGCGTGAGGATTGTTGTGGTACAGGTTCCAGGCACTGATGAGCATGTCCTTTTGCTCAGTGGCTGAAAAGCCGCGGTTTTCGTCACCAAGCAGGTACCAGCCGTTCAGCCTGTCCTCGTCTATTATAGTGTTGCTCGCTTCGTTTACATCGTCTAGCGTCTTTAGTGCAAGCTCGTACTGCCTTGCTGCATATTCTGCTTCCTTTATCTCTACATCTAACTGTCTTTTCTTAGCTTCACGTCTTTGCTTCCATGCATCAAACATAGCTTACCGTCCCTATATTTATTCTATATAATACTAAATGTGCCAGTTTACTTTTTTAAAACCCATTTGATGATTTCCTTGAATGCCTTCTTGAGCTCAGCATACGTTGTCTGCGTGACGCCGCAGTCCTTCTTCCACGACCATACCCTCAGTTTGTCTCCTGGATATATTGACTGCATCGCGTCGTAGAAAATAAACTTGTGCTCTCCTAATACCGCTTCATCTAACAAGCTGTACACGTCTATTAGCTTTGTCAGTGGAGATGCCAGCCCGCTAGGCATATGGGGGAGCAGCTGCTGAAATTCCTCTAGAGGCACCGTAACATCTTCCTTTTGGGCGTAATGTACTAGCAAGTAATAGCGAGTAAACTCGTAGAAGTACTTTGGCACGTGTACGTCGGAACCGTTGTGCCTTTCTAGGCAGTCGTAGAAAGCGTCCCAGGTCAGAGCAAGTAGTTCCCCGTTTTCCTCATACCTACCCCACTTTTTTAGTATAGCCTGTATCCACCTCAGCATCCACGGTCGCAGTACTTCATACAGCTCATTCCTGCACTGCGCCTTCCACTTGTTCTCGGTCCTGTACTTCTGGTACTTTCTTATGAGCCGTTTACAATGCTTCTGGGTTTCGTCATTCATAGATCGACATAGTCCTCCGTTCCAAAGTCCCAGTATCCTGCATCCCCAAACTCATCCTCCTCGATCTCTTCAAACATCGGCTGGAAATACTCCTTTAAAAATGGAATTGCACTTTGTATCATGTAACGGACGCAATCCATGCCGTGGTCATTTATAGGCAGTGGGCTTTTTCTGTTTGGTTTGCCATCCTTCAGCCGAGAATACCTGTACACTTCAAACTCCTTGTGTGTAGGCATTAGACCGGCGTCATTGCAGTCTAAGTAGTCTTCAAATATGTAAAAATGCGTGCGCTTGTTACTCTTTTCAACTGTTAGGTGAGACTTTACTAGGTCAATACCAGACTCAACATCATTAATTGCATCCCGAGTAGGTATTCCGTATACTTCTATTAAATCTGTCTTAGCCTGCTTTGCAGAAGGGTCCGCAAATATTATCTCGTTTGGGTGCCAACCTGGTGCGCTCTTTATCCTTGCGGCATGATTGTCAAGACTATCACCAGAAGAACGATACTCATAAAATAAAAAGAATTTTAATTTCCTCCTGAGCCAGTCGTCAGGACTTTTTTCCTGCACATGCTTCTTGAAATCGGTCACGTCTATATAGTACTGCTGAAACACGAAGTGATGCGCCACAGTTGAACCAAAATCTATAACACCCATCACTATTATGTCTCGATTAGTAAACCGCATCTCCTTATACTTTTCTATAGACATGCCTTTTGTCTCTTCGCTTATTACATGGACATCTGGCCTCCAGTAATTGCCGTAGACTAGGATCTCTTGGCTGGGCTTCTTACAAAACCACTCGGAATCAAGCACATCACGATCAAGATTTAGAACGGCGTTTATAAAATCACTCACACTCATCCAGCCATCACAGTTATGAGCCCTACCACTGCATATTTCCCTAACCAACTCCGGACAGTCGCCGTAAAGAGGGTCGTTCTTACACTTCCTAGTACATTTTTCCAGGTCTTCCCAGATGCACCAGCAGTATATTTTTGACTTGCCGACTTTTCTAGTGTCTTCCTTCACTTTATCTAGCACTCTCTGGAATGTGCCAGTACTGTATTTACGCGTAGACGTCTGGATAATTTGAGCTGGTATTATCTGACTCCCTAGAGTCAAACTTTGGGGCATAGAGAGACCTTGCTGATAAATATCCCAATCCATAAGATCTATTTCATCGAGGCAGCACTTTGGCGGGTGTGGTCCGTTGAAGCCTTTCTTGCTACCAGTTATAATCTTCAAAGTAGAACTATTTTTATATTTAGTATGGGATTTTGTCGGTACTCCTTCTACTAGATCATTTACAAAATCATTCCTATCGTGGAAGCCAAGGAAATGCGTATACATATTGCCAGCCTGTTCGATTGTAGACCCAGCACTAACAGTCTGGCAACCCTGCTTAAAAGTGCAATTCAGATGATTAATAATCGCTACGGAAAGTGTCTTCCCACCGCCTCTATTAGCAAAGCCTACAGCATTGCTTACTCTCTCGAAGTACACATCAGAAATGAAAGTAAAAGGTGCTACGTGGTTTCTACATTTTTTCTTTCTAGGTATGTTGAAACCAAGAAAGGCCATAATGTAGAAGTGCAAGACGTCGTCGTTTCTCGGACCGCCCTGCTCAACCAAGCCGTTTAATAGGTTTTCATAATGGTCAATCTTGTCTTCTCTCTTTAAAAATTCCTCAAATATGTCTCGAACCAGATTCTTTTCATCAGCAGTAATACTACCGGTAGTGATATTATTAAAGTTGAGTATACTCTCAACCAGCCACTTAGTCTTTTGCCGCTTCGGGTCCAACTTTTAATAGCTCCTTCAATCGTGTTTTTCGTATCATCACCCATCCACGCGCCCCCTGCGGGCACATCAGAGCGCAGTGATTGTGCCGTCTGTACTGACTTGTACTCTGCTTATTAGCAACAAAGGTAAGCTTTACTCCTGGCCGTTCGACGCTGTTCTCCTTAGCGTAATCATGGCTGCACTCTACTAGTATGTCGTGCGTTAGGCCGCAGTCGCAGCAGACTAGCCGCAAAACATCGCCCGAAATTATAACTACGTCGTCGCCGTCAAACAGATTAATTGTCTTCGCCATACCAGCTCTACCTTGCTACTGGTGTTACCAGCAACTTTCTCTCTTCAGTCGACAAATCAGAAAATCGACTCCGTCCAACAGCACCGCACTCACACCGAAACGCCTTATACCTATTGACTGTTGTGTAGTAATAGCCTTTCCAGGTAAGCCTGTTGCTGCCGCAGTTTGGGCAGACTTCCTTGTCTGTGTCAAAGTACAAGCCGATATTCGGATGGGATTTTATCCACGGGCGCAGCTCAACGTAGAAGTCTTCTAGCACTAGAACGTCTTGCTTGTTATAGTGAACCATTTCCTGCAGGGCTTTCCACTGGTCCGATACAGTCGTTTCTACACCAGCACAGCGCTTCCACAGCTCGTACTCGGTCTTTATCTTTCTAGTCTTGCCTAGTGTTTTAGCTAAGCTGTCAAGCCTGTGGCTGGCAAAAGCCGTGTACTTGTAAGACTGCTGCAAGGTGTCTATCACATAGTAGGAGCTTGGCGGTGACAGGCCGTTTACCATAAAGCGGGCGTTTAGTCTGCGAGTGTCAAACTTTCTGCCGTTATGCGCTATTATTATGTCTGCCTCATCCAGCAGAGACCATATTCCTTCTATTATGCCGCTATCGCTTCTGGCAACAGCTGCCTCTGGCTTTACCACATCTGACATTACCTCATTGTCAAACAGCCACTTAGCAGCCCATGACACTACAGACCAGTTTTTCAAGATGTTCTCGTGCGGTATTCGTTGCTTGTACAATCCCCAGACAAGCACTTCCATAGGCAAAGTTTCAATATCAAACAAAAGTATTTTCGCCCTGCTTTTGCTCTTTATCCTAACATTCTTCTTGTAGTTTCTAGTATCAGTGGTGTTGTTTAGCTTGCATATAAGACAGTAGCGGCTGCCTTCGACCAGCTCTCGATTTGGGCTTCCGCAATTCACGCATACACCGTTGGCAATACGTCTTTCGCGCACTTCTTTTTTAGGCACAACAGTTACCTCGCATTGTTTTGGTAGTAGTCTATAATCTCCTGCAGCTCTTCTGTAAAATTTTCTTCGTCGTTCATGTCCACGCACCACTTCTCTACAAAGCGTTGCTTTAGCCATACCCCCCAAGCTTCGGCTTTCTTCCGCTCCCTCATCGACTGCCGAAGCCGGTCTAATAGCCAGCCATCGGCACTGGCGGAAGACGAATACTGTGGGCAACTCAGGCATATGCGACCCATAACATCTTCATTCATAGTAGTAATGCTCCCTATTTGACATAATAAGTAAAATACATAGTTTCATTTTTTATCCGCCACCAACGTGGAGACCTTGTTTACCAAGTCCTGCTTTTTTACATAATAGGCTTCGGTAGCGGCGATACGGATACAAATCTCATCATCCTCTATCTCGCTGCCGCACCCTAGCGGGCATGTGTCAAACGCTATAGTGCAGCGATTACCGGTAATCACTTTCCTAGCTTTTATCAGTACGATCATTTGTTCCTCCTAGTATAAACCAGCGTAAAGTGCTTCAATATCGTCTACTAGCCTGCTAAGAGAATGCTGCGCTGCAACATACTTCCTGGCGCGTTCTACTATAAGCTTGTAAGCGTAGCTGTTTAGGATAGTTCTAACGGTCTCTGCTGTAGCCTTGCCGTTAAGCAACACCCCCCTGCTACCCTTGCCTACTAAGTCTCTTACCCCACCGACATCGGTGCTTACTACCAGCCTGCCGCTTGCCATAGCCTCTATCAGAGCAACCGGAGTGCCTTCGTTTTTGCTGGTGCATACTACCAGGTCCAGGTACCTGTAAATGTCTTCCATCTTGTCCTGCCATCCGGTAAATAGCACCTTGTTCGAGTCGTACCTAACGGCCAGTTCTTGCAGCCTCTCGCCACCGCCTACTACTACCCGCAGCACAAAGAAGTCAGGGAATGCTTTTTCTAGCTCGTCGCAGAATTGGAAAAACAGCTCATGGTTCTTTATTTCACAGAGCCGGCCTACGATACCCACCCGAAGCGTCTTAGTTTTGTTCACCAGGTTCCAGTCAAGCGCGGGTATCCGCAAAAACCTGCCCAGGTCAAAGCCGAGCGATACTACTACAGAAGGTATTCTGTAGGCGGCAAGCTCTTGCTGCTGCATGCTGCTTATAGATATCACGGCGTCTGTTTTGCCGGCAAGCCACTGTTCCAGCAGCCTGAACAAGCGGCTTCTTGACTTAGTAAAGTACCGGCTGAATACGTTGCCGTGGAAGGTATGCACGAGCCGTGGTCTGGGCTTTGCTGTCAGCGCGGCGCACCGGGTCAGGAATCCGGCCTTGCTTGTGTGGGTGTGGACTATATCGGGCTTGTAGTCTTTTATCAGCCTCCTGATAGCCCTGAAGCCGTTAATGTCATAAAAACCCAGCTCCCGCCTCAAGCCGTACTGCATGAGGTAAGAGCAGGCGTTACTGTCTGCGTTGAAAGTGCAGCAGGCTTCGTGCTCAAGCGTGCGGCCTTCGTACCTTCCGACCGGGCCAGACACGAGGACGCACTCGTGTCCGCGCTTTGTCAGCTCCCTGTTCAGGTCAATGCACTGCCTTGCCGGTCCGCCGACGTTCAAGCGAGTAATCACTCTTAGTATCTTCATCTTTAAAACCCGACCTTCTGCTTGTTGTCTACGTCTATCAGGGTGGCCATCCGCAGCATTGCCTCAAGGCTCATTGCACCGCGCTTCTTGTACTCGGTGCATTTCGTTATCGGGTCTTCCGGGTTCAGCGTCCTGTCGAACCTGTCGCAGCGGGCGAACACGGAGCCGTACTTGCGCACGAAACCGATCAGGCTGTCGCACGTCTCGCACAGCCCCAGCTTCGGGCAGTCGAGTATAAAATCCGGCAACTCGTCCTCCCACACCGAACCTGTGAGCTTCGCTATGCCGGGATTTACTTCCCGCTTCAGGTCTTTCTCGTCATCGTTGTCCGTGGTGACTAGCCTCACAAGACACCTCCTTCCTCTGTTCCTGCCTGTAGTGCAGGTACGACGGCAGGAATATGGACAGCAGCACACTGGCTGCTACCATAAGTATCAGAGTCTCTATCAGAGTGAACGCTTTGCTATTCTTCATGGTATTCCCCCGCTCTTCGTCTTCTCCTCATGCTGATTAAAATGTCCCACAGGAAGTAGTCTGCGCTGTCCGGCTCTTCCGTCGTGAACGAATCGTCGTTTATCCCGTAATCGCAGACAATGTCCAGCGCGTCTGCGGCGTCGCTGAACGGCATCCACCTCTCAATCGCGGCGCTCTTGTCGAATGTCTTCGGCCTTTCTTTTGTCGTATCGCCGGTAAATCTCGAAATTTTTAGAACCGTGCAAAGCTTGTGAGCGTCCGAGAAATCTTTCAGCTGTACGTTTACTGTTTCTGGAAGAAATGTGCCGTCGTACTCGCAGTCAACGTCCAGCCTCGCGCCGCACCAGCACGTCTTAGTTATTTTTAGTCTTTTCACTGGTTTGCCCCCTTGCTTTTAACCCAAAAATGTATACGTATTTGGGTCAAATCAGTTTTTCCTGTATCTTATTAGCAACACTACCCACACGGTGTTCATGCTCACGACGCCTATGCCGCCGACGAACGACACCCACTGCCCCAGCGACGGGTAGTAGTACAGGTTCCACAACCCCCACGCCGAGAAGAAGGCCGCGTGCACCCAGTTCACTCCACCGGAAGACTTCTCCCTCAGCGCCTTCATTATCGACAGCAGTATGAAAGCGCCACCGCTTAGCTCGAACGTGCCGTTTACGATGTCTGCGGCACTCATTTGAGCTTCCCCTTCACGTAATTCGCCAGCAGCAGGTTCACCAGTACGGGCAGCACTGTGGCTGTGGTGCCTACTGCAGTAATTGCTATCTTCTTAATCATAGCTTTCTTCCTGTATGAGTTCTTTGGTTACCGGCGTTCCGCAATACGGGCAGTAGCTGATGCCGTAGTCATACCCGCGTATGGTTACTTTCCCGGTACTGTGTACGGCAAACTGGTATCCGTTTTGCGCCAATTCCTTGCAGCAGTAAGTCACTTGCATGACGTAGCTTTCCGAGTATTCCGTGTAGTTGACTTGCTTTACCACTATGGTCATAATGTTCTCCTTTTTGTCTCTGGAGCAGGCAGCGGGATTTGAACCCGCGTATCACGGATTAACAGTCCGCTGCTCGGCCGTCCTAAGCTAT